AATTAAAAACACATCAGAAAGAATACATAAAAGAACAAAAGTAACAAACAAAGAAAAACAATTTGCTACAAATGTCGTAGTAGGTATGGGTGCTGTAGAAGCATATAAAAATGCCTACAAAGAAATAAATGACCAAAAAGCAAGAAAGAAAGCAACTGTATTATTAAAACAGGAAAGGGTAATGGAAGAAATACAAAAGTCTGTGTTAGATGTCGCAAAAGGATTAGGTATAGACCACGAGTATATACTTAGTAAACTAAAACATCTTGCTGATTATAGTGAAGATGATAACATAACATTGCAATCTGTCAAAGAACTAGGTAAGATAGTTGGAACGTCAGGTAACAATGTCAAACAAAAAGAAGTAGGTCTTCTAGGTGTATTTGAAGGGTTCTCACAAGAACAGTTGGAAGGTGCTTCTAGAAAACAAATATCCGAGGGAGACAATGGGAAACTCAAACACAACAATTAAACAAACAGTTGATGAATTTAGAAAAGACGATGATGGCAACATTATAGGATGCCCTCATTGTGGTGCTAGGAACATAAGGAAAGATGGATTTCATTATCGTAGAGAAGTAAAAAAACAACAATGGCAATGTAATTCTTGTGGTAAAAAAACATTGAATCCTACTATTGTAGAAGAATCCCCATTTAAAGTTGCTGATAGAGACCCAGAATTAATGCCTATAGAAGACATTATAGAATTTAGAAAGAAGGCATACAAACAAAAAAAGAAATCAAAAGAAAGTAGAAAACTTGTAGACATAAATATAAATGTTGATGGCCCTATAGGTATTGCACATTTTGGAGACCCTCATGTAGATGACGATGGTACAGACTTATCTCAAATACTAATGTATATAGACATGATTAATAATACCAAAGGAATGTTTGCTGGTAATTTAGGAGACATACAAAACAATTGGATAGGTAGACTGCAAGCATTGTATGGACAACAATCTACGTCTGCAAAAGAATCGTGGAGACTTACTGAATACTTTGTTAACAAGTTAAATTGGTTATACTTAGTAGCTGGTAATCACGATGTGTGGAGTGGAGATGGAGACCCACTAGAATTTATTATGAGAGACCATAAAGGATTGTATGAAAGATTTGGTGCAAGAATGAACCTTATTTTCCCTAATGGTAAAGAAGTTACTATAAATGCTAGGCATACATTCAAAGGTAATTCTATGTGGAACACAGCTCATGGAGTTGCAAAAGCAGCTCAGATGGGATGGAAAGACCACATACTTACTTGTGGACATACTCATGTCTCAGGGTATCAAGTATTGAAAGACCCAGCGTCAGGACTTATATCTCATGCATTGCAAGTAGCTTCATTTAAGATAATGGATAACTATGCAGATAAACTAGGGTTAGACGATAAAAACATATTTAATTGTCCAGTTACAATCATAGACCCTAGATATGATGATGACGACAATAGACTTATTACAACAATATTTAATCCAGAAGTTGCTTGTGAGTATTTAACATTCTTGAGGCAGTCATGAATAAAGAAAAATGGGCTAATGCATTAGATGATGTTCCAGACGAAATGGAACTAGATGAAGCTATTGTTTTATTAAAAAAATTAAACAACAATGTAAAACAAGAATACATACTGTACGATATGTCATCAAAAACATATTACGACATACTTAGGATTCGCAAGATAATAGATATGTTACCAGTACCAGAAAAGATGGAGACAACATGAAAAAGAAAAATACAATAACAAAACACGATATGAGACGTTCTATACAAAGTATATATACTCAATTGCAATTTGTAACAGAAAGACTTAGAATAACAGAAACATTATTGAATGATTTTATTGAAATGCAAAAACTAGAAAAGAAGTTTGAAAAATACTTAGATGGCAAATATAAACAGTCAGAACGTAAGCAAAGCTGAAGAAGCTCTTCAATTAGCATATAAAGACCTTATATCATTTGGTAAGTTATTTTTACCAGATGACTTTATGAGGTCTGAAACTCCATTCTTTCATTATGAGATTGCAGATGCAATAGATGACAAGAACATAAAACAAACTGCAATCATTGTTCCTAGAGGACATGGTAAAACAGTTCTTACAAAAGCATCAATTATTAAAGACTTTGTGTTTGCAACAAAAGAAAACTTTTTATTTTATGCATGGGTATCTGCTACACAGAAACTTAGTGTGGGTAACATGGATTATATTAAATATCATTTAGAAAACAACGATTCCATAAAATATTACTTTGGACAGATGAAAGGAAGGAAATGGACAGAAGAAGATATAGAGTTAGCAAATGGGTGTAAACTTATTAGTAAGAGCAATGTGGCGGGAATTAGAGGAGGTGCGAAACTACATAAAAGATATGACCTTATCGTACTCGATGACTTCGAGCATGAGGCCAACACTATTACGAAGGAAGCCAGAGATAAGAACGCTAACCTTGTTACTGCTGTTGTGTATCCTGCTATTGAACCTCATACTGGTCGGTTGCGTGTTAATGGTACTCCTGTACATTACGACTCATTCATAAATCAATTAATAAACAAGTATGCTAAAGCAAAGAAAGAAAACAAAGAGTTTGCTTGGAAAGTAATTACATACAAAGCATTAATAGATGACAAAACTCCATTATGGGAAGGATGGTTTCCATATTCTAAAATACAAGAAAAGAAAAAGTTCTATGCAGATTCTGGACAACCTCAAAAGTTTTATCAAGAATATATGATGGAAGTACAATCAGAAGAGGATGCAATATGGAGAAGAGAACATATACAGTATTGGAATGGATACTATAAACATGAAGATGGTATTAATTATATTGTTAAAGATAGTGTTGATATACCTGTTAATACATTTATTGGTTGTGACCCCGCTACGGACATTGACACAAAGCATAGTGACTTTTCTGTTATTACTGTAATAGCTATTGATGCAAACAATGAACTATATGTATTAGAATATGAAAGACATCGAAGTATTCCTACGATTGGTTCTAAGAATCCAGAGACAGGAGAAATCATAGGAAAGAAAGGAGTAGTAGATATTATACTAGAACTTCATCAAAAGTATAATTGTATGTCATCAACTGTAGAAGACGTAGCGATGAATAGAAGTATATTTCAAGCATTAAATGATGAAAGAAGAAGACTAAACAAGTTCGATATTTCCGTTATTCCAGAAAAACCTGGCGGAACTCAGAAAAGAAATCGTATTTATTCTGGACTTTCGGGTCGTTTTAGTACAGGAACTGTGCATTTAAGGAAAAATATGTTTGATTTGATTAACGAAATCCTTACTTTCGGCCCTAAAATGGCTCACGATGATACAATTGAGAGCCTTTATTACTCACAAATACACGCTTTTCCTCCTAATATGAAAAAAGATAAGGAGAAAAAAAGTTGGTTTAAACCAAAAAGAAAAGCGAAAAGTTGGTTGGTGGCATAATGTACAAATTTGGTAAGAGAAGTAGAGAAAGACTTAAAGGTGTTGATGCTAGACTTGTTAATGTTCTTAATGAATTGATTAAGATAATGGATGTTACTATTATCGAAGGATTACGGAGTAAGGAGCGGCAAGAGCAATTGTTAGCACAAGGGAAAACTAAAACTAAGTATTCCAAACACATAGAAGGAAAAGCTGTTGACCTCGCTCCTTACCCGATAAACTGGGAAGACAGAGAAATGTTTCACTACATGGGTGGAATGTTAAGAGGATTAGGTAAGGCAATGGGTGTTAATATTCGTTGGGGTGGAGATTGGGACTCCGATGGAGATATACACGATAACAAATTTGACGACTTAGTTCATGTAGAGATAAAAGATTAATGGGTACATATAATATTCAAGAGTTCACATCTAATGAATGTTTGAACCAATTATTATTTGTAAATGATTTATATGTAAGTTCTGATAGAATACAAGGGCATAGTGTAATTCATAAATATGGACACAATTTAGATATTGATAGTTCTTTTGAAACAATATGGAGTACTGGTGGTAATTATTCTTTTATTCAAAGCTCTACTATTTTAAAAATATCTAGTTCGGACATTAATGATTCAAGTTTAGATACGGGAGCTAGAACGGTAACTATTCAAGGATTAGATAGTGAATATAATGAAATTGAAGAGTTAATAACTCTTAATGGTCAAACGGCTGTAAATACACAAAATACATACTTTAGAATACATAGGATGTTTGTAGAAACAGCAGGAAGTAGTTCGTATAATGAGGGAACAATATACGCAGGAACAGGAACAGTAACTTCTGGAGTACCTGCTAATATATATGCAGAAATACCAGCTACATACAATCAAACAATGATGGCTGTTTATACAATTCCTTGTAGAAAAACTGCATACATGACATTCTTCTATGCACAACCAGACAGTCAAGCTTCTTATCAAGTTCAAATGTTAACTGGAAGAGCGACAGATAGTGGTGTATTAAGAGTTAGGAATGAATTACACGCTTTTCAAAATCAAGCAATATTTAACTATAAACCTTATTTAAAGTTAGAAGAAAAAACGGATATACAATTAAGAGCAAAAACATCTACTCAAAATGTAGAATTTGCTGGTGGATTTTCATTAATACTAATAGACAATAATTAATTATGGCAAGAACAACTAAAAAATCAAAAGCACAAATAAACAAACAGATATGGGATAAGGCAAACAACTCTCATAGACAAAGATGGCAGACAACTAGCCAGAAAGGATATGATTTTTATCTTAATGAGCAGTTGACAAAAGATGAACAAACAATGCTAGAAGAATCTGGTATGCCAACATTTACTATTAATAGGATAACTCCTATCATAGAAATAATGAAATACTTTGTTACTGCGAATAATCCTAAGTGGAAAGCTGTAGGAGCAACAGGAGATGATGTAGATGTAGCTCAAGTACATTCAGATGTTGCAGATTATTGTTGGTACTTGTCAAATGGTAAGTCTTTATATAGTCAAGTTATACTAGATTCACTTACAAAAGGATTAGGGTACTTTCTTGTAGATATAGATAAAGATGCAGATAGAGGGATGGGTGAAGTTCGTTTTAATAGAATAGACCCATACGATGTATTTGTAGACCCAGCAAGTAGAGATTTTTTATTTAGAGACGCTGCTTTTATACAGATAAGAAAGAATATATCTAGAGCAAGACTTATTAATATGCTTCCACAATTTGAAGCTAGAATTAAAAAAGTAACAAAAGGAACTGATGTTATTTCTTACTCACAAAGAGATACTGAGTTTACAGATAGCATACAACCAGATGATATTACTCATGGTATTAATATGGACGCTGAAGATGAAGATATTATCCCATACTATGAAACATATTCAAAGAAAAAGTTTAAATATCGCAATGTTTATATAAAGATAGAACCTAGTGAATCTGAACTATTGATGTTAAAAGAAGCAGTTCAAGAACAATTAGAATCATATAAACAAGAGATAGAAGTTCAATTAGTAGAGAAACAATTACAAATAGAACAACAAGTGCAATCAGGTGAAATAATTCCAGAGAGAGGAAGATTGATGGTGGAAAACTCTCAAAAAATGGCAGCTCAGGGAATACAAGAAAGAGAAATGGAATTAATATCACAAGCGAGAGCTGAGGCAACAATTATTAAAGAACAAGTTATGTCCGAAGCTCAATATCTTGAGTTTGAAAAAGATAAAAACTTTAAAAAGAATATTGTTGATTCTATAGAATTTTATGAAAATAGAATAATTAAAACTTGTAGCGTAGGCGATGATACATTCTTGTTTGAACAAACAATACCAATTAGTGAGTATCCTATAATACCTATTCCATATATGTACACAGGAACTCCATTTGCTATGAGTGCTGTAACTCCATTGATAGGAAAACAACAAGAAATAAATAAAGCTCATCAAATAATGCTACATAATGCAAATCTATCTTCTAATCTTAGATGGATGTACGAAGAAGGTTCTGTACCAGAAGATGAGTGGGAAAAGTATTCATCAGCGCCAGGCGCACTATTAAAATACAGGCCAGGTTTTTCTCCTCCTACACCAATACAACCAGCGCCTATCAACAATGCATTTTTTACAGTAGTCCAACAAGGTAAAACAGATGCAGAGTATATTAGTGGTGTTCCTTCTGCAATGATGGGATTCTCTCAAGACCAAGCAGAAACATACAGAGGATTACTTGCAAATGATGAGTTTGGAACTAGAAGATTAAAAGCATGGATGAATAGTATTGTAGAACCTTCATTAGAACATATAGGTAGGGTATTCAAAATGATGGCTCAGAAACACTACAATATTGAAAAAGTATTTAGGATTGTACAACCAGAAGCTGGCAATCAAGAAGAAAAAGAAGTAAGAATCAATGTTAATCTATATAACGATTATGGTAAGGCGATAGGTAAATACAAAGACTATGCATCTGCAAGATTTGATGTACGTATTGTAGCTGGTGCAACACTGCCATTAAATCGATGGG